CATCTCCAGATATAAAGGCTCTATCATACCAATTATTAACAATAGTTTTAACTCCTTTATTTAAATCTTTATTACTTCTTAAGGCAAATGATTGAGTTACTTTATAAGTATTAGCATTTCCGGTTTCGTGAATCCAATTTCCACCACCTGAAACTGAGAAGGTTGAGTCAAATGAACCTGTAATTCTCTTACCATCAAAGACACCTGTCATAGTCCAAGCATCTATATCTTTAGAGGATCTATCAGCCCAAGTACAACCATCTGTTGTTTCAGGACTATCTCCAAATTCCCCAGTTCCATTATTCCAAGATTGACCTGCCGGGTAAATTTCTAAGGTTTGAGTATTACTTATTCCTGAAGCTTCAGCTATAAAGGTTCTAAAATTAACATCCCATATAGTAGTACTTCCAGTAACTATTTTGTTATTAATAACATCTACTATTTCATCAGTATCAAATTGAGTAAGAAATCTAGCAACATCAGGTGTTCCATCTATTCCTATAATATTACTTGCTTCAAGGATAGCATCCATCCCAAAATTAGCATTTGGGGTTAGGGAGTATAAGGTAGAGTCTTGAGTTGGAAAGATTTTATATATAGCCATGTTTATAAATATTATAATGGAACAACTTTTCCTTTAATGTCTTGATTAGGGTATTTAACTTCAAATATACTTGGATCTAGTGATGGATATATTACTTGATTTTGAGTAGCACCTTCAATATCATAAGAATATTGAGAATATCCTGATGTAGTTCCAGCTTTATTTGATATGGTTAAAGATTTTATAGTTTGAATACCTTCTATTTTATCTAATAAAACAAATAAATCTCTTAATATAATAGGTTGATTAATTTGCCATTTATCTTTATTAAAGTATTCTTCTAATTCATTAATACACGCTAAAAGTACTTCATTATTATTAAATTCAGGTAGAACTACAATTTCAAAATTAACTCCAATATTAATAATAAAAGCATTTCTAATCTCAATATTATCACCTATAATTCTATATTGGGTTAAATAAGTTCTTAAATTTTTCTTTAAAGTATTTGAAGGTGAAGTAAAATAACCTTGTGATGTTAATCCTAAACAAAATAGATTTAAAGTCTCAATTGTTGAAACTTGATTATCTGTTAGTTTAGGTTTTTCTATGTAAGCTTTAGATATAGCTCCAAATTCAGAAGGCATACTTAAAGCTCTAACTAAATAATCTTCAGCAGTTACAGCTCTTTGTTGAGAAGCTACTGATGCTAAAGTATTTTGTCTTACTTCTTCTAAGGTATCTCCTCCTTTTCCCCCACTAGCAGCTAAAGAGTTATTAGAGGATAATGAATCAAATATATAATCAGCAGTATTAGTGTTTAAATTAATATTATTAAATGTTATGTTGTCAGTTATTAAATTTGTCAAAGAATTAGCTGGGGTATTAGACTCAACCCCCCCACCTGTAAGATACCTTACAGATAAAATTGTATTTGATGGAGCAATTCCATAAGTATTTGTAAATAAAAAATTAGTGGGAGAATAAGCAGATGTTAATTTATCTTGGTTAGATAATAAACCTATTCCTACATTATTAGGATTAGGAATAATTTCTTCATCACTATCAGTAGTTGTACCTGCTCCAAATTGAATTTGAAGATTAACTAAAGAAGTAAATCTTGTAGAAAATCTTGTTTGAATTTTTTTTAAGTTTAATAAATAAGGTACCTCACCACTATCTTGAATATTGTTAGGATCATTTGTATTGGTATTACTAATCTTATTATAAACCATTTCTTGACCTAAATGATCAACTTCACTCCATACATTCCCACTAGAATCAGTTATGTCTAATACTTTAATAATATTAATATCATTTAAATTAATTGTTGTAAAAGGTTGAGGTGAACCAAAACTATATGTTGTAGTATTAATTGTTGATGATATAGCTTTTCTTATTTTCTTTAAAAGATAATATTGAGGAGTACCACCTGAAATTTGGTAAACAGATATTTCAGTTGGATCTTGAGATGATGAGAATGAAAAATCAATTTTATCTTGAATTATAAAATTAACATCTCCTCTTGTTGTAGCCCCAATTGAAGTATTTTCTGGGATTGTAAGTGCGTAATCATAATCAGGAACTGTCACCCCATCAACTGTTTTAGCTGGGAGTTGTTGGAAGAAATCAACATCAACTTGAGCTACACTTGTTGTTTTAGGTTTGTATCCAAACATATAAGCTAATTCAAATAGATTATTTGTTTGTCTAGCATATTGGAGGAAATTTTCTTGAATTTGATTATCTAAATAAAAGCTTAAAACATCTCCTACATATGCTGATTGTTCCATCATTAACATTCCTGGGGATGCTGGGGAGAAATCATTAAAAGTATTAGGAAAATAAGTTTGAGTAAACTCAATAAGTCTATTTCTAAAGTCTGTAAAGTCTCTATTTAAATATTTTATGTCACGTTTAGGGGTAGCCATATTATAAGTCTAATGTTATATTATCATTGATATTAGTGTTAGCAACTTGGTAATTTATATCAACTATAAGAGAATTAAAATCTACATTTTGGGAAACATTCAATGAAGTAAGAATAATGTTAGGAAAAAATTCTTCTATTTTAGCAGAAATATCTTCTTTTAAAAAATCTGTATTACCATCAGTTATTTGTTCAAATAAAAAATCTCTTAAACCTCCTCCAAAGGTTGGATCTAAATAATGTTCACCAGGATTTGTTAAGAAAAAATTGATTAAATTATTCTTTATAGCATTTTGAGTTTGAAAATTAGATTTAAAAACAGCATTACCATTAAAGGGAATATCAATCCCAACAGCGGCTGAGCTATTAAAATCAATAGGTGATATTTGTTGTTCGTTAAAAGGCATTAGGCTTTAAGTAAGTTTCCAATTTGATCTAAACTAACAGAACCCTGTGGAAGTGATCCATTTACAGGATCAGCACCTACAGCATTCATAGGAACAGCATCTTGAGATGTAAAAGACATTTTAGTCTCTTCTAAAGCTCCCATTATATCACCATATTTAGCTTTTACATTAACATTAGGAGATGTTGATTTATTACTAATATTAACTTGAGGGATAGTAGACTCATTAACTATTGTTTTAGGAGCTTTAATTGCTTCTAATAAAATATCTTTTAATTCATCTTGAATTGCTTCTCTTACTGCTTCTTTGATTAGATTTTTTAATTGTGTTGTTTTCATCTATTATAAATATTTAGTTAATCTGCTTTTAAATCATTTTGTTGTATATAAAATACTAATTGGTCTATTAATATTTGGTCTATTGAACTAAAGGAGTATTCTCCTTTTAACATTACGATTCCAGCTTTATTTCTAGCTATAGCTCGTTTACGTTTTACTTTATTAGTTGTTTTTTCAATTTCAATATCCATTTCAAATCCATTTACATTTGTGACTACAGGAGATTTTTGTTCTATTTCTTGTTGAGTGTAAGCTTGTAATTGTAAAGAAATTCCTTCTTCAGCATTTGGTTTTAATCCAGTTGTTTCATAATTATATTGAACAAATAAATCTAAAATATTTAATAAGTCTAAAACAGTTCCTAAAGCTAATTCTAATAATCTTAAAATACTTAAAGATGTATTATTAATATGTTTATATTTTCCTATATTATTAGCTAAAAATATTTTAGCATCTTCAATATTATTAACTACTGAGATTGGGATACCTACTCCTCCTATAGCTGTAGGAGTTGGGACATTTTTTAAGAGTTTATAAGCTGTATCTGTAAGATTAATAAGTGCTCCAGTAACTGCTAAGGTTTTAGTAGTTACCTCTATTACTTTAAGAGTACCATTAATAGTTTTAACAAGTTTATTTTTTGTAGCTATTAACTTATCTAAATCTTCTTTAGATGGATTTGTAATTGTATCTTTTACTTTATCAAATTCTCTTTTAGCTCCTTCTTCACCTTCATTTTTTTTGGCCTCAATTATATCAGATATTTTACTAACTCCATATGAAGCTATTAAAGTTAATATTAAAGGAATGGCTATACCTTTTAAATTTGATATGGCTTTATTAAGTTCTTTTTGAAATGTATACTCATAAGTAGCATACTTAGTTGTATAATTATCTACAACATTATCAGGAAATTTTAAGAATTTTTGAATTTCTTCTTTAAAATCACTTTCAATTCTATTTAATTTAACTATTCCTACCCCTTTATTAGGTAATTCATCTTTAGTATATCCTTTTAATTTTCCTGTAGATGTATAAGGAGTTACAATTTTAGGAGAGTATCTATAAGTTACAGGTGGGTTTGGTATTGGATCTGTAAATTTCTTTTTGGAAAAAGTTAATTTTAATTGATTTGGAGATATAATATTAAACTGCTTTAAAA